TATTGGGGCATTTACGATGTTCGCATTGATTAGTTTAATTCGAAGCAGTGCAGAAGAAGGTATCGCCAATATGGTTGACATCGTGCCCCAACTATGTATCAAGTCAGGTTTCCAATGGTTACAAAATTTATATAATCGGTAGAATACCATCGGGTTTTTCTTGGGTACCCGTTTTAGTATTTTCACTGGAATGCCGAATTCGAATATTTCTTTGTAATGTATTTTATCCGAAAAAATCACAAGCGCTAATTCGACATCTTCGTATTGCCGAAAACCTTTGACCAATTCAACCAGTCTTCTTTCCCTTCCCCCAGAGGTAAGGCTATCGATAAGCAAGAGTATCTTTATTTTTTTCAAAACAGATTAGATTCTTTACAAGAATAGATTCTTTTTTGTTGCTAAAAGTCTTGTTTTTATTAGCTTTTTTTGTGTAATGCTCGAAATCTAAATCAGCAACAAGCATATTACCAATATTATCACTAACACTTATATCTTCTGTCATTAATCTATCTAAAGTTACATGAAATCTTTCTGAAAGTCGTTTCAAAATTTTATTAGAAGGGGTTATTGCTCCACTTTCATAAGCACTAATCGTTTTATTTTTCACTTCTAGTATTTTCCCCATGTCATGTTGATTTAATCCATAATTCATGCGTAAATACTTAATGTTCCTGCCAATTAATCTATTTTTATCCATTAAAATCTATTTTTATTTGTTTTGCTATTATAAATAGACTATATTTGTAATAACAAAGGGTTTATAACAGTAAAATCTATTAAAAATGCAAAGTAAAGAAAAAATATCAAAATTAAAAGAGGAACTTCCAATAGGTGCGCAATCTGAAATTGCAAGAATTATAGGTATTACACCAGCGGCAGTAAATCATTTTTTTAGAAAAGGAAAAGTGAATACAAACAATGCGAAGAAAATATTGAAAGAAGCAATTAAGATTTGGAAGAAACACCAAAAAGAGATAGACCAACTTTTAAAAGAAGTTTAAATAACATGAAAGGATATATTAGAGTAAGTCATTTGTTTGAATATTTTAGAGTGCCTAAAAATACTGTTAAGTCAGGAATGAAGAGCTATAATAATGGCAAGTCTAAAGCATGGGAAAGTAGAAAAGATTTTGAAGATAAAAGGTGTAAGTGGATTAAGATAGATACTATTCCAAATGGAACTATTAAGAAATATGGTATCTACGAATTGAATTACGATTGGGATAATGATGTGTATATGATAGCATTAAATAATGCTATTGAATCAAATTACATTAAGCATTTACCTGTTTACAAATCAATATTGAAAGATGATAAAAAAGCTAAGTTACACGCTCAATATCACGCTTTATGGCAAACAATATTCAATCTGACAGGCGAAGGAACGACAACTGAAAAAGGAACTCTAATAGAAGTATTTGAATGTTATTTGAGATTAGATTTTCCAATTCGACTTAAGACCTATCAAAAGTTTTCTAAGCGAAATAAGAAAATCCGTTTGCTACTGGCAAAGGATGAAAACATTCATAATGTTATCCTTCATGGATTAGTAGGAACAAAAAGAAATGTAAAAGCTAGAGCCTTTTATGAAGGTATAGGAATTTATTATTTGGCTCACCCAAACCAGTACCGTTACTGGTTGGTTGCTGACTTAATAAATATCCATTCTTATGAATATGGATTTAAACCAATATCAGTTAGTTGGGTGAAAAATTTAATGTCAAACAATTGGGTAAAAACTCTAGTGAAGGAAACTAGAGATGGGAAAAAGAAGTATTCAGATACAGTTGAGCCATATTTACCCCGTACGGTTTCACCCTTTCCTGGTACTGTTTGGATGATTGACGGCACGCCTACCCAATTTTGGTGTATAGATGAAAACGGGCGAACAATTCGAGCCTATTTATTTGTTGTGTTCGATGCGTGTACAAGAAAGGTTGTAGGCTTTTCAGTAGATAAAAGTGAGAACCGATTTATGATAATGGATGCCATTAAAATGGCTGCAAAACTTACAGGTCATTTGCCACATGAAATAGTATCGGATAATTTTAGCGCAAATCAAACTGATGAACTACAAGCACTTCAAGCCAACATGGAACGCCTTGGAGTGACTTGGAGAAAAGCCAAAGTAGGCAATGCACAGGATAAAGGAAATGTTGAAAGATTCTTTAATACATTCCAATCGAGAGTATGCTCCTTGTACCCTGACTATTTAGGCGAAGGAATAACAAGTAGAAGTATCAATGGTCGTCCTGACTCAAATTTCATTCAAAAGGCTATCAAGTTTAATGGAGTTTCAGATTACAACCAAATGCGTTTTCGTATTAATGAAATGCTAGGAATTTATAATGATATGGAGATAGATAAACGCCTTTCTCCAAACGAAAAATACAAGACATACGACAAGCCTTATGTTAAGGAATTGAATCCCGAAGATATTGCTATTCTGTTTTGGAAAGAAAGAACAATTACTATCAAAAGAAGTATTGTAAAATTTGAAGTAAACAAAGTCCACTATCATTATCGAATCAAGAATTATGATAACCGCCTTGCACTTCATGGTAAAAAAGTACGGGTAAGATATGATAGTGATTTGTCAAGTATTATGATTTTCGATTTACAAACAGATGAATTAATTGAAGAGATTAAACAATTGACTAAAGCTAATTTAGGACTTGCAGACCATACTGAAAATGATGAGCAATTGATAAAAGAAAGTCATGGAACTAAAGTTGGTTTTAGAAATTACCGTGAGAAAATGAGAAAAGAAAAAATGAAAAAAGGTATGGAAGCAGTTGGCGAACCTTTAGAAAATTTTCATCCTTTAGATACTATAACAGTTGTAAAAGATAAACACAACAGCGAAGAGAGCCGACAATTTAAAGAGTTGTTTTTAGTAGAAAATCAAGACTTAGACAAAGAAATTCATAATCAAAAAATAGAAGATCCCCATACTCCAAATTGGTCAAAAGATTTGGCTGAAAATAAGAGCATTAAAAAAACAGTCCCCGCCACACTTAGAATGATTGACGAGGACTGAATATAATTCTTAATAAAAAATTGCATTGGTAGTGCAATAATCTAAAAAACAAATTTATGAAAAATTTAGAACTTCTTCAAGAGGTAAAATTTTTACTCAATGAATTTGCTCAAAAAAAGAACTTGAGTAAAAACAGAATGGCACAATTACTCAATGTAAGCGCAGCCACATTAAGTAACATTGAAAAAGAACAATCTGATAAGGTTGGAAATGCAATGTTATTAAAAATTCAAAGAGCATTAAAGCCTCCAAATTGGAAACTTGTTGGAACGGCAAATTTAAACACTATTGAATTTGTTTGTGACGATGCAAGGATAAAAAACCGTATGGTTGGAATCATAGGAGCGACAGGAGCAGGGAAAACCACAGGATTAAAGAATTACTATAAAAAGAATCCAAACACCTATATGGTGACGTGTAAAAAGTCTATGCGCCCAAAGGAATTGTTTGAGGATATTTTGACAAGTATGGGGGTAAGTTTTACAGGAACTATTTCAAGAGTTATCCAAAAGTTAACCAATGAATTGAATACGCAAGATGCACCATTGATAATTATTGATGAAGCAGGAAAATTAAATCAAGTGGTCTTAATGTACTTACATGACTTATGGGATGGAATAGAAAACAGTTCGGGAATTGTACTTGCAGGAGTTGGATATTTTAAAACCAATTTACTCAAAGCAGTAAGGAAGCAAAAACAAGGGATGCCCGAATTTAATAGTCGTATTGGATATTGGCAGGAATTAGCAAATCCAACCAAAGCAGAAATTAAGGCTATTTGTAAACACAATGGAGTAACTGATGAAGAGGAAATTAAACAGGTTTTGAACGCTAAAGACTTTAGATATTTGAATCAAATTATAAAAAATAAATTAAGATGAAATTGAAGTTAAAACAAATGACTGTTGGCTTATTGGTTAAGTATAGCCATGCTATTAAAATGAGTGATAAAGAACGATTTGAATTAATACAGTTTCTTGGACTTAATCAAGATCAATTTGTCCAGCTACTTAGAAGTAATTGTGAGAAATGGATGGAATATAGTATGCACTCTTCAGGTAAATATTCAAAATATATAGATGTACCTATTTTCGTTCATTGGTGGATGATTATGCACGCTCAATATGATAAGTTGTTTTGGAATATGGTTAAAGACAATGAATGGATTTATACAATGGAGAAACAAGATGTGTTTGATATTTACTGTGAGTTCCATGTTAAATGGACATTACCGCCAACATTGGAAGAGGTTGAAATGATGGAAAAGCAATTTCAGCAAATGCAAAATACCGTTAGGGAAAGAAAGGCAATGACAAAACATGAGTTTGTATTCAATCCAAACTGATTCAAATCCCTCTTAAATTCAACGAGAATCTATTTTTAAAACAAATTGTGGTATTTATACCACTCGAAAAAATAAAAGCCTTAAAACGGCTTATTACACAACTTTTAAAACCCTCTTAAAAATGATACATACTGATTCTACTAATAAGGTTTACTTAAAATTATCTGTTTGGGAAAAAGAATCTATTCCAACAGTTAAAAACGAAATCATGGATTTTATAACTCATGTACTTGAATTTAAAAATGAGTTAGGCGAAAAACAAATTATGGGTGCTGCTCATATCCTTCGCTTAGTTCGAGATATGGGAACAGAAAAGACAGGTTATGTAATTCCAGTAAATGCAAATACAGTTTCAGAACTGACAGATGTAAATCAAAAATTGCAGCTAGAAAATTTTAATCAAAAAATTCAGCTAATGGAAGAAGAGCGGACAGCACTTGAATTAGAAATTATTGATAACCTTTTAACTACTAAATAATGAAAAGAGAACTTTATACCGAAGGTGATACTATATACTTATATGAAAAAATAGGTAAGAACGGTAAGGATGATAAAGATGGAATAACCGCAAAGGATTTTACAAAGATGCTTAATGTCGTAAAGCAAAGAGGTGATATTCTTAGATTAAGAATCAATTGCGGTGGTGGTTCTGTTTATGATGGGTTTACCATATTAAGTGCTATTAAAGATAGTGGACTTACTGTCATTGTTCACATAGATGGTTTAGCCGCTTCGATGGCTTCGGTCATTGCATTAAGTGGACATAAGGTTTATATGTCTAACAATGCAATGTTAATGATTCATAATCCTAAAGGTGGAATGGTTGGGGAAGCTAAAGATTTTGATCGAGAAGCCAAGGTGTTACGCAAGATCAAAAAATTAGCATTGCGCCTTTACAAAGAACGGACTGGATTAGATGAAAATATTTTATCCTCGATGATGGATAAAGAAACGTGGTTAGATGCGAAGGAAGCATTTGATTTTGGTTTCATAGATGAAATTTCAGACGCAACTTTTGAAATGGAAAAAGTGCCTGCCGTTATGACGGTGGACAATATTTATAATTCTTACAAATTTAAAAAAGGAAAAAAAATGAATATCAACACCTTAACATTAATGGGGTTACCACCAACCGCAACGGTTGAAGAATTAAATTCAGCTATCAAATTAATGGTAGCTGAAAATGGAAAACTATCTGATGAAGTTGGCAAAATCGAAGATAGTAGAATTGACACTTTTTTGGAGCAAGCAGTACAGAGCGGAAAACTTGAAACATCTTTAAAAGATGGATACCGCACATTGCTCAAAAAAGATTTTGCCACTACATCAAATCTTATCAACAACTTACCAAGTGCAGATTCAACACCAATAACTGTTACTTCATTACTTGCGGAAGCAAGAAGAATGAATAGCAATCAAGCAGGTGGAGAATTGCCAGTTGATAAATCGAAATGGACGTTAGACGATTATCGGAAAAACGCATCACATGAATTAGAAGCGAATCCGCAATTACTGAATCAATTGATAGAGAAATACGGGAACTAATCCGTAAGAAGCATTTAAGCGTCATTTGAACGCTATTTAAGAACCATTTAAAATTTAAGAATACAATGGCTTTACCAAAGCAAGTATGGACAAATCAAATCATGGAAGGATTCTACCCTGACAGTAGTTTTCTAATGTACGCCCGTGATTTTACCTCACACGTTGATAATGACATTATCAATATGGCAGAAGCAGGAGTTGATCCTGTTGTTTTAATTAATAACAATACCTATCCAATTGCAGTAGTACAAAGAACTGATGCACCAATTGCAATTGAATTAGATAAGTTTGAAACTGAGAATACCTTGGTTCGTCGTCCAGATGTGGTTGAATTGGCTTATGAAAAATTAGAGAGTGTTCTAGTTGGTCATAGAAACGCATTGAGAACAAAAACGGGTGAAAAGGCTGCTCACGCATTTGCTCCAAGTGCTGATAGTACATTTACTCCAATTGTTCCGACTACTGGAGGTGACGATGGTGACGGATTAAAGCAAATCCAATTTGCCAACATTTTGACACTCAAACGAAAGTTTGATGATTTGGAAATTCCAAAGGAAAAAAGATTTTTGGTTATGAATCCAAAGCATGTAGAACAATTGATTCTATCAGATTTGGAGACTTTTAAAAACCTAACTGATTTTGTAAACGGCAAACCAAATACTTTTGCAGGTTTTAGAATGTTGGAATACTCACGTAATCCAAAATATAACAGAACCGATTTTACAAAGGTAGCATTTGGAGCTGCTCCTGATGCAAACGACACTTATTGTTCATTTGCTTTTTCTTCTGATGAAGTAATGAAAGCAGATGGTAATATTTACTTATACGAACGACGGGACGACCCCGAAGAGCGTGCAACTATTGTGGGATTTGATAAACGATTTATTGCTCTTCCAATTAGAAATAAAGCGATTGGGGCAATAGTAGCGGCAGCAGTTTAATTCAGCCATTTCTCGTTTTATATTTCAGGTTTTGGGTGATGGTTTTTAGCCATCACCCTTTTTTTATAACAATACAATTACATACACATGAGTTACTTATATCAACCAAAAAGAAAAGGGACAATAAAGCGATATAGAACCGTTCAAAATAGATATAATGAATTGTATAAGAATCAAAGAAAACGCTCCGACGATGTTGTTGAGCAGTTAATGGAGGAATTTGGATATGATGATGTGGACACAATTTATAGAATCTTAAAAACAGAATTACCATGTATAGATTAACTTCAAAAATTCAAATCGGTGAATGGAAATTAAAGGGAGTTATTTCTCTTCAAATAGAAAGTTCTTGGAAAATGTTTACCGACACTTGTACTATTACTATTCCAAAAATTCTTAGAGAATGGAAAGATAAACCTGTCTATTTTACGGATGGAGAACCATTGTTTAAAAAAAGTGACGAGGTGATAATTGATTTAGGATATAACGACATAAATGTAAGAACGTTTAAGGGGTATGTTACTTCAATAAATTCTAATGTTCCAATAACTTTAGAATGTCAAGATGAAATGTGGTTACTTAAAAAAAATAGTCAAAATTTAAGTTTTAAGGATGTTGATTTGAAAACATTACTTAGTCATATAATACCAAAAGAAATACCTTTCGAAGCTGCTGATATTAGGCTAGGAGCATTTAGGGTAAGCAATTCAACTCCTGTTCAAATACTGGAATTTTTGAAGAAAGAATACTTCTTGAAATCATGGTTTAGAGGTGGTAAATTATATGTAAATGTATTACCAATAAATTACGAATTACAGAAAGAACACACCATTAAGTTTAACCGAAATGTCATAAGTGATAACTTGATTTATCAAAAAAGTGAGGAGACACAAATTAAGTTGAAGGTAATTTCTATTCTACCAAATAATCAAAAAATAGAACTTGAATTTGGAGATACTGAAGGCGAAGAGCGGACACTTCATTTATATGATGTTAAAGAATCTGATATGAAACAAATTGCAGAAAGAGAACTTCCTTTAATGCGATATACAGGCTATCGAGGGGACTTTTTAACCTTCTTAGAGCCACATATCCAACATGGTGATGTTATCTATTTAATCGACGATAAATACCCCGAAAAAAACGGTAAATATCAAGTTAGAAAGGTTAACACAACCTTTGGTACTGGTGGTGGTCGTCAGAATGTAGAATTAGGCGTAAAAGTTGGATAAAAAGGACTATATTTGTATTGCTGACTTACGAGGCAGCTCTACCAAAAAGGGGCATTATGAGCAATCATTTTGCCCCTTTTTGATGTCACAGATTGAAGGCGAAAACGCTCCAACTTAATTATTTTGTTAATTAACCATTTAAAAAAACCGATACATTTTTAAATAATGGGTGAAGATTATAATTCGTTAAAAAATATAAAGATACACATTTGAGACAAAATGATGCCTCGCTTAATTTATAAAATAAGGGCTTTCTCATAAAAATCCAATATTCTTTAAAACAGTCATGAGTTTTTCGAAATCATCCTGAAAAAGCTCTAGCTGGGCGACATTATTTTGAACCTCCATCAATCTTAATAACTC